TAACAGTCGCAAGTTATAATGGAGCAAATTATTTTTATATAGATGGCTCAAGAGCAGTAACTTTAAGTTTTACTGAGGGGCAAACTTATAAATTTGACCAGTCTGATAGTAGTAATTCCAATCATCCATTAAGATTTTCTGTAACTTCAAATGGTACTCACGGTGGTGGCTCAGAATATACAACAGGTGTTACAACAAACGGAACTCCGGGTTCATCAGGTGCTTACACTCAAATAGAGGTAGCATCATCGGCTCCAACATTGTATTATTATTGTACCAATCACTCAGGCATGGGCGGTCAAATCAATACGGTTTAATCATGAGCTTTACTTTATCTACATTAAAAACAGCAATTAAAGATTACTTGGAAACTGAAGAAACAACTTTTGTTTCGCAGCTTCCAACTTTTATACAGCAAGCAGAAGAAAGAATTTTAAAATCAGTACAGCTTCCAGACCAAAGAAAAAATGTGCAAGGAAACTTAACTACAAGCAATAGATTTCTGGCTACACCGTCTGACTACTTAGCAAGTTTTTCGTTAGCGGTTATTAGTAGCAATGAATACACTTACTTAGATTTTAAACATAATTCTTTTATAAAAGAATATGTATCAAATTCGACAACCAGAGGCAAGCCAAAGTATTACGCTACTTTTGACCAAAGTTCTTTTGAGGTAGGTCCAATTCCAGATGCAGATTATTCGGTAGAGTTACACTACTTGGCTAGACCAGCCTCGTTAACCTCTGGCGCAGATAGCGGCACAACTTACCTATCAAGCGATGCGCCTGACACGTTGCTGTATGGTTGCTTGGTTGAAGGCGCTACATTTTTAAAATTAAATCCGGCAGACATATCTTTGTATGATGCAAAATTTAAAGAAAGTTTAGAGAGACTTAAAAATCTTGGCGAAGGAAGAGATACTAGAGACCAAATGAGGTATGATTCGTTAAGAAGAAATGTAAGTTAATTTTTTTTGAGAGGAGAATTAATGGAACCGTTGGAACATTTAAAGGGCAAAACTGTGGCTATTGTCGGTCTAGGCAATAGTTGGTTTGATTACAATTTAGCAAAATCACACGGCACTCACTTTGATGAAGTGTGGGCTATCAATGCAGTTGGCTCGGTAATATTTCATGACCGCGTTTTTATGATGGACCCAGCCAGTAGATTTTTTGATAGTACCGATGCAGGCGGACAAACAAGTGGCATGCTGGATGTTTTAGAAAATGGTCTTGCGCCGGTCTATACATGTGAGCTAGATGACAGATGCAGAAATTTGGTTGAGTATCCAATTGACGAAGTCTTACAAGCATTTAATTGTCATTACCTAAATAACACAGTTTCATACGCCATTGCTTTTGCATTGTGGAATAAGGTTGGAGCCATAAATTTGTATGGAATAGATTTTAGCTACAAGGGCAATTTACATTTTGCAGAATCAGGCAGAGCTTGTGTTGAGTATTGGCTGGCTAAAGCAACTGAGCTTGGTGCTGAAGTTGGAGTTGCTGGCTCTAGCGCTTTGTTAGATACCAATGTGCCAGATCAAGAAAAGCTTTATGGCTATCACAGATTAGAAGACCCATTGGTTGTTGTGCAAGATGACAATAAGCTAATAACAAAAAAAGTAAGCGAGTTAGCTTCTAAGGAGATGCAAGCACAACCTACGCTTATAGGTAGAAACGATGAACATTTAAGGGAGCCTGACAAATGGTAGATAAATTAACGCCCGGAGGTTTGCCACAGCTTGGCATAATAGAGGTAGCCACCTCAAATCACGGAGGACACCCTCCTGAGTTTTGGGCAAAGCAATTAACCGAAAAAATAGTTGGATATTCTGATAATAATGAACAACACATCAAAGACCAAGCCAGAGCCTACCAAGATTTAATTTATAAAGTTTGTTTGATATATATTAAAAATGCTATAAAATCTTATAAAGCGTCTTTGATTCAAGAATTGACTCAAGGAGACGCTAAAGATTTGGCAAAAATAATAAAAGGTATTTGAAATGGCAATTACATCAACACTCACAACCAGCTTTAAAAAAGAACTGCTTACAGCAACACATAATTTTGCTACCAACGGCAACGCTTTTAAACTGGCTTTATATACAAGTTCAGCCACATTAGGCGCAGCTACCACAGCTTTTACCACTACAGGGCAAGCATCTGGAACCAATTACACATCTGGTGGAAATGCTTTAACAAAAGTTGCACCAACTAGCGCTGGTACTACTGGCTTCACAGATTTTGCAGACTTAACTTTTGGAACCGCTACGGTTACAGCCAGAGGTTGTATGATTTACAACGACACCAATGGTGATAAATCAGTTGCAGCAATTGACTTTGGTGGCGACAAAACTTCTACAGCCGGCGACTTTACTATTGTATTTCCTGCGGCTGCTGCTAGCACAGCAATCATAAGAATTGCTTAGTAAGAAATGAAACATGCCATTAGCAAAATTTCAATTCAAAGCAGGAATAGATAAGGAAGGAACTTCTTATACCAACGCAGGCGGATGGTTTGATTCGTCTTTAATAAGATTTCGCAAAAACTTTGTTGAAAAAATAGGCGGTTGGTCTAAAAATCAAGCAACAAGTTTTCTTGGCACATGCAGAAATTTATTTGCTTGGATTGCACTAGACGGAACAAAGTTTCTTTTCCTAGGAACTCATCTAAAATCATATGTACAAGAAGGCAATGTCTTTTATGACATTACTCCCATCAGAGCCACAACAACCAACGGCATTGTTTTTGCAGCCACCAACGGCTCGTCTACTATCACAGCAACCGACTCTAGTCATGGCGCTGTCAAGAATGACTTTGTAACAATATCTGGAGCTGCCACATTAGGCGGAACAATTACAGCAGGCGTCTTAAACCAAGAGTATCAAATAGACTCAACTCCCACCGCAAATACCTACACCCTTACAGCCAAAAATACTTCTGGAGCTACGGTTACAGCCAACGGCAGTGACTCTGGCAACGGTGGTTCTGGCGTAGACGGTGCGTATCAATTAAATGTAGGCATCGACAAGTACGTCTCTTCTAGTGGTTGGGGAGCAGGATTGTGGGGAGAGGGAACTTGGGGGTCTGCTACAGCTTTGTCTTTTACCAATCAATTAAGGCTGTGGTCGTCTGACAACTTTGGTGAGGATTTAATCATGAATCCTAGGTTTGGTGGAATATTTTATTGGGATAAATCTGGCGGAACAAGCGCCAGAGCCGTTAACATCACATCTTTGTCGGGAGCAAACTTTGCTCCAACTGTAGGAATGCAGGTTATTGTTAGTGACACAGACAGGCACGTTATTGTTTTGGGTTCAGACCCAATTGTGGGCGGAGCTAGAACAGGAACGCTTGACCCTATGCTAGTGGCTTTTTCAGATCAAGAGAGCATTACAGAATGGCAGCCACAAACAACAAACACCGCAGGTTCGGTCAGGTTGTCATCTGGCAGTGAGATTGTTGGTGGTATCAGATCAAGGCAGGAAACTTTAATATGGACTGACACATCTTTGTATTCAATGCAGTTTGTTGGACCGCCACTAACATTTGCGGTTAATCTTATAAACCAAGGCGTTGGCATGATTGGTCCCAACGCTTGCATTAATTCTCCCAACGGAGTTTTTTGGATGTCTCAGGATGGATTTTATTTATACAACGGTTCTGTTCAAAGAGTGGCTTGCAGTGTTTTAAGTTATGTTCAAGAAGATTTAGAGGTTGGTCAAGCTTACAAAGCGTTTGCAATATTAAACAAAGAGTTCAATGAGGTCTGGTGGTTTTATCCTGCCAAGTCAGATGAAACAGAAGAAATATCAAGATACGTTATTTACAATTACTCAGAAGGAACTTGGAGCATCGGCTCTTTGGTTAGAACTGCATGGATAGACGAAGACGTGTTTGAAAGACCTGTGGCAACGGCAAGCAATTTTCTTTACAACCAAGAGAGCGGTGAAGATGACGATGGCTCGCCCATGAACAATGTTTTTGTGGAAAGCTCTGATTTTGATTTGGATGAGGGCAACGACATGACCTTTATTAGACGAATTATTCCAGACATAAAATTCTATGGAAGCAACACTTCTAGTGGTGGACCGATTATTAATATGCTATTAAAAACCAGAAACTTTCCTAGCGAATCATTGTCAACAAATGTTACAAAAGATATTTCCAATAACACCGATCAGCTTTTTGTTAGAGCAAGAGCAAGGCAGGCAGTAATTAGATTGCAAAGCGATGACGATGCCGCATCTGGCAACAGACTGGGAGTTCAATGGAGACTTGGCTATACAAGATTAGAGCTACAGCCTGATGGCAGAAGGTAATGTCAAAACTATTACCGTCAAGACTGCCTACGGCTTTAAACGAGGTAAATGCCGATCTATTTAACAGATTGGTTAGAATTCTTGAGTTAAACTTAGGTCAGTTTGACCCAAGCAGAACGCCACAATTTAACGACACAGAATTATCAGAGTTTAATTTTGTGGCTGGTGATGTTGTTTGGAATACAAATATCGGCGTGTTACAGGTGTATACTGGAAACACATGGATACAACTTCATGAACCGTTTTCGCCACAAGGATACGAGGCAAACGCTCTGCTAGGCTCTGTAACAGTTAAGAACAACGGAGATACAACCATTACACTGGGTGTTGCTTCTGAGTATTGGGATGTAGAAAAATGGTACACTTAGACTTAAAGTGATATTATTTATATTTAAAATAAGTTATTGTTAGAGAACATTATGGCAGAATTAAATTTAACAGACAGAGTACAGAATCTTCTAACCGATATGGAAAGACCAGACTCTCTTCCATTGTTTCAAGCGGGCATGAATTTCAACAATGGCAAACCTTCTTTTAATGCAAGCAGTCCTTTAATGGATATGATGCCAAGAAGAGAATCAATGTCTAATATGGACAGAGAAATAGCTATGAACGCTATGCCTGACGCAGTAAGAACCAACAAATCTTTACTTGCTGGCGTTCCAGACCCAATGATGTCAGGTGTAGACACCAGCATTATGCAACCGTTGGTTGAGATGGGATTTGAGCAACAAGTAAGAGTAATTTTAAGCACACCGCAGAACTCACCAGAATCAATTCAAGCACAGCAAGAAATTATTAATGAAATGGGTACAGGCATGGACATTGATGCCTTTGTACAAACCGTTCAAGAAGTAGCTCCACCAGCAGTTCAAGAAGAGCTGTTGCAAGACAGAATGCAAGGCATGCAAGATGTAGGTGCAAGATCAAATATTGATGCTGAAGGCATAAAACAGTTAATGTCCATGGGCAGAGATGGCGACACCACCATAGGTCATTTATCAGAGGGTGAGGTTGTTATACCAGCACCGGTGTTGGAAGCCAACCCACAAGCCGCAGACATGCTTGAGCAAACCATGAGCCAAATGGGCATAGACCCAAGAACCAGAGTTGTTGACTCTACTGGTGAGATTGGTGGAATTGCATCAATCAATCCAGAAACAGGATTTCAAGAATTTGGCTTCTTGTCAAAACTATTTAAGAAGGTTAAGAAATTGGCTCCCTTGGCTGCTTTTATACCGGGCATTGGTCCAGCCGTAAGCGGACTTCTTGGGTCAGCAGGCACAGCCGTAGCGGGTGCTTTGGGTAAGGTTCCGGGTATTGGAGGCTTGTTAAAAGCAGGAGCTACGAAATTAGGAAGTGCATATACAGGCAACCTTGCAGGTTTGCCCAGTTTGCTTGCAAGAAATAAGGGTGATGTTGGCACAACCAATCCATTGATAAAAATGCTTGGCGACAAATTTGGCTTTGGTGGTCGATCTGCTGAGTTGGACAATTTAATTAATCCAGCTACAAATACATATTATACATCCCCAGAAATAGCCGCCATGACAGACGAAGAAAAAAGAGTAGCAATAGACAGAGGCAGGCAAGACCAAGGCGGAACAACATTGCCTGCTGTTATTTCTGAAGCAATAAATCCAACTCAGATTCCTGAGTATGACAAAGAGGGAAATTTACTGCCTCCAAGACAAAATTCAAACAGCGCCTCAAGTGGCGGCATGGGCATGATGGGCAAATTAGGCATAGCAGGACTTGCAGGCTTAATAGGCAAGCTGGCTTATGAAGAAGCCAAAGATCAAAAAGGCGTACCTTTAACTCCACTCACTCAAATGGACCAGTTAGGCAGATACAACATAGCGGCTGAGATGGCTAGACAGGCAGGCGAAGGCTCTCCATCCAGAGTTGAGTACGGTCTAAGCGCAGAAGGAATGCCAGCTTTAAGTGGTGGCGCACCAAGAAACGCAAGATTCGGAGGCATCATGGCTTTTGCTAACGGTGGTTCTGTGGCTATGGCGGAAGGTGGTGACCCCATGATAGATATTAGCCCAGAAAATTTTCCCATGAAAGACGGTCAAATTGATGGACCGGGAACAGAAACTTCAGACGATATACCAGCCATGCTTTCCGATGGAGAGTTTGTTATGACATCCAAGGCTGTAAGAGGA